TTAATGGTGAGTAATGAAAAAGTTTTGGAAACTGTGGGCTTTGAGCCTAGGCGAGAAAGTGGGAGACACAGATTCCGAAGCTAATGCCGTGGCTGTTATACGGACAACGCTAGTTACTATTAATTTAATTTGTTGCTTTTGTATAATGGCTAATATCTTACTGCATTAGGAGGGCATATGATTCAAGGCGTTGAGTTCATCCTCCAAGAACTTATGTAATGCCTCTAGTTTTGGTTTCGTAAGTTGTACAATGTTTCTTATAATTAACAATTCATCTCCTTTAAATACTTGGTTTAAATCACTAGCGGGGATGCCGCTCATTTCTGTAACAACAATCCCCTCACAGTTTATCAAGACTTTAAAACCTATGATGTTGGCTTCCTTGCCTTTATTAAACGATTTCACATGCACCACCTACACAAGCTAACTCCTGTGAGCCTGTCGTGTTGTCCTCCATTTCATACTGTTCTAGATCACTCCAATCAACATCCTTGGGCATCACCTCTACTAACTCTTTGTACTTCTCAGCAGTGATATCTTCATAGGGTGCTTGCTGATACACATGATCGCTAACAGGTAGTAAGCTAATGCCGCTACAGATATCAAAGTTATCCCATATCCACTGCGCTACTTGCAGGAACTCATCGTCAGTGTAGTACACCGTGATGCTTGGCTTATGCTCACACCAACTGTTCTGATATGTTTTCCACAAAGCCAACTGTTGCATTGCTCCAACTTGTTTAACTGTTGTGCTAGTCTTAGGAGACTTAACAGGGAAACTATACACCAGAGATGCAGGACTCATTGCGTCTTGTTCTACTGGGAATCCTGCGGTTGACATGAACTGAGCCAACGGGTCTTTTGCGTCCGAACGAACCCTTCTAATGTAGTGCTTTGAGAAACGAGGATGTATGCCAGAAGCACTATCAACAAGCTGAGACACAGTGCCGCTTGGCTTAACGCATGTAATAGCCACAGACTGATTGATACCAAGCTTCTCAGCCCACTTCTTATTTGTTTTAATAGCAACAAGTTTTAACTCCTCTAGCCACTGTGCTGTTTTATCTGATGACACTCCAATAACAGGGTGATCCATGATACCTGTCAGGCTTAAACCTAACAGTGCTTCTTCTTCGGTGTTGCGCTTCCAAAGGTTTCGTAAGTATCGGAAGTCTGTAAGCGTAGCTTGAAGAGTGCCAATGATAGCGGCAGTCTCAACCTTCTTCTTGAGTGTGGCTAGTGTATCGTCTGCTCGTACAACCACTTCGCTAAGGTTGCAAAACTGATTAGAGCGCAAGATAATTTCAGAACAGGGGTTGGTTCCGAACTCATGGTCAGCATCTCTACGACCATTGCGACCTGCAATCTTCTGTGCCGCAACACGACTGAAGATCCCGCGTTCTCCTGCCTTGCTCTCGTACATGGTCTGCATCTCTGATAGGAACGATTCAAAGTCAGGCTTCTCAGTGTACGCTACGCTGTTGTTAGCAAGCCTACGGTGTCCTTCTAGCTCCCACCAGTTACCTGACTTAGCTTTAGCCATGCGCGGGTCGGATAGGTTAGATAAACTTATCAGTGCTGAACGCCTAACACCACCAACAACTACAATGTCAGCTATCTTACAGCAGATGTCATGGCACTCAATGGAGGTTAACTTGCGTTTCTTAGCTTTCTGGAACACCTCCACACAAAAGTTAAACAGATCAATCAAAGGCTCTGGGCCTGATGCACGACCGCCAAATGTTTTAAGCCTCTCTCCTGAGCCTCGCACTCTGCTCATATCCCACTTAGGAATCTTACCTGCATATAGCATAGCAATTAACTCACGGAACGCTGATGCCCAACCAATCTTGCTATCGCTTACAACAATAACACTGTCAGTTTGATGGAAGCTTTCAGCAATCTCTGGTAGTTTGTTAATGAAGTTTCGCTCAACGCTAAACCCTACACCTGTACCGCACATGAGAACGTACATCAACTCATCAAAGGATCGCGGTGAATCTATATGCAGGTAGCTACAGTTAAACCCCGCTACGTTATCTTTATCTAGTGCCTTACCTGCTGTCATCATGCAACGCATAGAGGGCATGACTTCAAGGTTGTGTATTGCATCGTACAGTTTCTGTCCTTCCTTAACTGTGATCTGCTCACGATCCCTCCAGAATGAAACATAACGAAAGACTGTTTCGCTCCATGTTTCTCTACGGCTATGCTCTGGAATCCATCGTGCGTAGCGGCTCTTGTGTATAAACTGTTGATACTGATCCATTATGTTTTGTCCTCTAGTGTGCTGATTAATTTATTTAAGTACCACTGGGCTTTCTTGCAGTCCTCTAAAGCTTTTCCCTTATAGGACATTCTCCAAATGTATTTCAAGGTGTTGCCCTTTAAGTAACCTTGGAATGCTTCAGGCTCCATGCTTGCTTCGATAGCTTCGATGCATTCAACACCTCCAGAGTTATAGTGCGAGGGCTTGTTGACTAGGTCTTCAACCGTAGGCTTTTTAGTTGCAAGGTCTTTTAAAGCTGTTCGTATATCTTCTTCGTATTTATATGTATGTGTTTCTTTCATAGCCATGTCAATGTAGGGCTGATAATCTATTGAGCTTTTTTCAATAGCGGGATGTTCTTTACGAACTCTATCCCAATCTTCGGGTGTTGCATCATTTAGTCTCATCAGTATCTCTCTCTTGTTCTTGGTGGCTTTCTTCTATCCTCTCTTCGGTAGGTCTTTTGGAAAATTCCTCCCAAACTATTTGCCTTCCTTTTTCTGTCTTCATAAGCTCAGCCATCCATGTGGGGTTTTTTGGGGTTGCGTTATTTAGTTGTTTGTTCATGGTCTACCTCAATATCATAGTTAATGTTGGGTTCTTTACGCTTAGTTTCTTTTAATTTAGAAGCTGTTGTTATCTTCTTGAACTTCTTCTTCCTTAAAAACCTATCGCGCCTCTCGTCTTTTCGGCTGATGTCAGTCAAAACTCTCCCTCTTCTTTGGGTTAATCCAACTGTCGGGGATGCTGTCTTCGCTAAACCACCTAAAGTTGTTAGCACTTGCCCATTCTCCGTGGCTTCTTTTAGTGCCATCCTTTCTACGTTTGGCTTGAGGCATTGGCGCACTGGGGTTAGCAAAAAGAAACACTAACTCAGTATCTTCAGGCAATGTCTTACTGATCCATATGTACTTACTGAACTCAGCGTAGTCCCAGAACCTACCTTTAGCTTCAAGCAAAATCTTCTTGCCTTCAATCACCCGCAAAAAATCGGGGTGGTAGTTATGCGAAACGGTATAGGGAACTTTGTCAGTGTGGAAACTCCAGTTGTCAAGTATACCATTATGTAGTTCGTATTCCCAGTTGGAGTCATAGCCTTTAACAAGATCCTTCTCTACTGGACGCTTTACTCGTGGTTTCCTATAGCCTTTCTTAATCTTATTCAATGTACTGTTGCCCCTCTGCGCTCTAGTTCTGCATCTATTAACAGCCGAAGATCACTAAGGAACTCATCGTCTATATCTATAATAGAGTTGCCTGAGTTACCTGCGTTGTAAAGGTAACTGCCTGTAGCTATGATCATCTGCTCTATATTTAGCGGGATGTCTTCCATTGAATGTCCTCCAAAGTAATATCTTCTATAGAACGATCAGGGAAGATAGCAAGAAGTTGATTGATCTTATTAACTATCCACTTAGGGTGGTATGCATTAAGGTGCATGGTTCGTTGCGCCATGAAATGAGTCTGAGTAGGCATGAAGTCTGTATAGTTCTCAGTAGTTATCTTCTGTCCTTCTTCTTCGCTGAGTAAAGTCCTTAGCCAATTAACTATTATAACTCCTGAATGTTTCCTAATGCGCTTAGCTTTCCTGCCGTTCATAGTAGCTCCTCTACCTTGGGTTCAACTACAACCTCTGTTAAATAAGTAAATCCATTTGAGTATTTAAAAGTGCGTAAACCTTGACCATCGTTGGAGTCTTTGTAACAGTCGTGCTTATACTTACACCAGTTACAACCCTTAGCAAGTTTCATGTTACCTTTCTTGCCATCGGGTATTGGATTGTAGCACAATTCTGGAGGAGTCTCCATCTCTAACGCAGGTAATAACTTACTAATAGATGCTTTAATATTAGGCTTATCAAGATCATCAGGCACATACATGCATAGCTCACCGCTCTCTTTGTTCAACACCAAGA